ACGCTTAAACAATGGTCGAAGTTTACGAATCGCCTTAAACCGTTTTGCCTGCGGGTTCTTAAACGAAGAACTCTCATCGATGACTAACATATCGAAAGGGAACGATTTTTTCTTATGATAGTACTCATATAACCATTGCACGTTTTCACGATTTATCACATAAACGTCAGATTCACTCTCTAAGGCGTGTATACGTTCCTTCTCGGAACCTAACACCTTAGCAACCGTTAAACGCCGTGTAGCACCCCATTTTTGCGATTCTTGGGCCCACGTAGATTCTGCTACCTTCTTAGGTGCGATGAGTAATACTTTTTTAATATCAAAGTAATCATACATAAGCCGGTCAATCGCAATGAGTGTAGATATGGTTTTACCTAACCCCATATCCAGTAACAAGCCGTAATGGGTATTGTCAATGATTCGTTGTATTGCAATGCTTTGGTACTCGTGTGGATGAAAGTCCATGTATCGCCCTTTCCATATCTTCAACAAATAACTTGGCATCAGACATCCCTGTTACGACGAACACTAAAGCGCCTTGCTTTCGTAATCGTGAAATCTGTACTCGTTGGTTAGCCATTAGCTTTCCGTTTGTATCCTTTAATTCGACGAATATAACCCCTCCTCCAGGAAGTACAATAATCCGATCCGGTACTCCATCATTTCCAGGTGACACGAATTTCATATATATGCACCCCATTTTTTTGAGTTGATTTCCTAACCATCGCTCGATGTCTTTTTCCACGTTCTCACCTCGTTCTCATTTAATAATTGGACACACCCTCGGACACGCCTATGAACCCACACCAATACTGGATTTATGGGGGGGGGTGTGTCCGAAGTGCCCAATTTTTTTCCAACATATATATATACGCGTATTTGCGTTTTTTACGCTTATATATATACACCCAATTATTCATATATTTATTTTTTTATTTTTATATAAATAATTGGACACACTAGATACACTTTGCTATTTAGATTAGCAGTTATCTGCTTTTTAGCCGTGTCCGATTAGTGTGTCCAAGCGTGTTTAGTGTGTCCAATTATTGCACTATATCAAAATTTATCGATGTATAGGCTTGAATATTTATTTTTACGAACATTCATACCTATTAAATAATTGGACACACCTCAAATAATTGGACACACCTACTTACCATGATTTCGTTTATACATTGACAGGAGGTCTGTACCTTCCTTTATAAACGCTCTCTGTGGGCCGTAAAGCCTGCCAAAACGTGCCTTTCCTGTCCCTTTTGTGTATGGGTTCCATCCAGGCGTTGACTGTAAGATGTCAATAATCTCTCTAGCCTTTGCGTTCTGCAGGTTCTTCCTGTCCCCGCCAAGCACTTCACACCATATCTCAAGGGCACACACTCGCTCCCGCTGCACTGAACCACAATGATCGTCATCGCCATAATTAGCAACGTAATCTCGTCTGTCGTAAATATCCATTGTTTCCCAGTCTTCAGGTAGTAGCATTTCGAGGTATTCCTCAATGAGTCCTACTAGTTCACCGCCTTCTGTATGGGATAATTGAATTCTAAGGGCTTCTTCTTCAAGTTCGCCCTCTAATACGAGTGGTTCACCTTCAGACCAATACGTGAACGCTTCCGCCCATAATTGGTCAATTTCCTCGTTTGCTAGCTCCCAGGCGTTCTTAGTCTTCCGGTCCTTATCTCCAGTAATTGGCCAGAATCGGCGGTTACCGGTACGGTCTTTAAGGAACATAAGATTATTAGTGGAACCAGCGAATACACACTGGCGAGGGTACTCTTCGGTACGTCTGCCATACGGAGAACGGAACCGGTCAGAGGTACGGCTGATAAAGGCTTTAACAATTTCATTATCGTTCTTGTAGGTCGGTGCCAGTTCGGCAAGTTCGACTATCCAAGACCCTTGAATTTGTTCTAGGGCATCTTTGGTTTTGATATCAACGAGTGAGTTATTAAACCATTTACGACCTAACCGCTCCAAGATAAGCGACTTACCTAAACCTTGAGAACCATATAACACTATTGCCGTATCAAACTTAACGCCTGGATCCATAACACGAGCTACGGCACCGCACATCCATTTACGGGTAACCGCTCGAATGTAATCCGTATCCTCAGCTCCAATGTAATCAATAAAGAGATTATCAAGTCTACATTCCCCATCCCAAGTTAGCCCCTTTAGATACTCACGCACAGGATGGAATTTATTATCTTGCGTTACCTCCTGGAGCGCATCGTCGATGATGCCTTTACCCTTAATAAGGTATTTCGTAGCGAAGTAGTTACGTAAGCACGCATCGTCGGTATCTGTCCAGTAAGGGGTTTCGTCCTTATCGCGCCACGGAAGGTCGTCAATCACGACTAAGCGGTGTGCGAATTCATCAAGACGGATTTTACCTTTTAATGTAGGGTCCTGTTTAAGTACTACCAAACAGTTGAACACATCAGATTCAGGAGTACCGTTTTTATCACGCTTAAGCTTCGATAAAAAGTCCTCGTCATCATCCGTGATATCCTCGAACTCCATATCCGCCATACGTTCCTTATCGAGCAGGATTGGTGCAGCGCCGTCTTCGTTGACAAAGTCTATCATGTCTTTGTAGCTTGGTAATTTGGTGACGCTGGTCTCATCTGCTGGGTCCTTATCTCCGAATAAGTGGATCCGGACAAGGTCGAACGCATTCACGAGTTTACCGCTGATTGGGTCAGTTGCATGGTTGGAGTAAGCAAAAGTATCGTTATCATAAATAACTAAACCACCTACCGAGCTACCGGCTACATAGGTGTATCGGTCTTCAACTGCAGTAGGTTCATAAACTTCAGGGAGAAACTTATGTATCGCTTCCGTGATACTGTAGCATCGACAAAAAGCACCGATAAGGCCTTTTTTCTCTAAAGGGTTACCTTGTTTCTTGGCCGCATCAAGGCGAATTTGTGATTCTTTCTCTGATGTTGGCCAAAGACTTGTATCACGCCAGTCTCTGTAAGTACTCAAATAGGTATCTACTGAAACAAGTGAGCCTTCGCTATGTTGATATACATACTCGACGTCCTTTGGATGGCTCGGCCAATACATAAGCCGTTCAGCCTGGTGCGTGGAGGGGTCGAAGAACTCAATACCGATGTTATCAGCAATCCGTCTCGAGACTGCTTGATACTCATCCGGTGTCATCGGTCTATCGACTGGGATAATTACGCGATATCGTGGATTGTCAGCAGTGTGGCTATGTGTACTGTAGAGTACATACTCCATACCGCCTAATTCCATATCTAGGTCTACGATAAAATCTTCACCAGGGTTATCTGCATCAAGAGTAATAAGATATCGCTCTTTGACAGCCCCTCTAATCCGTCTACCATTTTTAGGGATATAGCCACCAACAAAACCACCGACGTCTTTCTTTTGGCCTTGATCAGCTTTAGACATCTTGGCGTATTCTGCCGCCGTTTCATTCGTTACAGTAGGCTCGGCCAATTTATTGGCCAAAGCACTCCAAGTCATTTTCTGAGACTTCCAGCTACGGGCGGAGCGACTTCTGCCCGTAGCTATGATGATATTTGTATCCATATTACATCGCTCCTCCCTTCGCAAACTGGATATCTCGTACATACGCCGGAACGCATAATCCGTGGGATGTTACCCACTGCGTTACAGCTCCATTGATATCGTGGTCTTCATATACGCCACGATTGTTTTTAAGTTTAGCCTGGTGTATCTCTACAAAGTCGTCCGCATCATTCCTCGGATTAACCTCGATACACGCTACCGGCTCGTTACATTTATAGACACCTACGATAGCACATGTTTCTGCTTTGACCTTCTTGATATAGGAGCTTACACAGTTATTAAGCTGTATACCCATATCAATGATGCTGTGAGTCGAACCGATGGCCATAAAGCGGTAACCGTTAACCATATCAGCTAACGCGCGATGCGCTTTACGCTGCTGAACGATTTCGTCTTCCACCATGTCGAACTTTTGCATCCTCGTGATGGCATCATGTAGGTTACGCACCTGGATGCGACGACCCCATACCTCTTTACGGCGACTTCTTGATAACTCAAAATACATACTAGCCGTATCTCTGATATCGTGATAGGAAGGCGCATTTCTAATGAATAAGAACGCCTGGCGCTCACCGTATTGATGGCTAAGGATATTAACAAATTTACGAATGACAGATAAATCACGGTCATCACGCCATAAGGGCCAAGACTGAATATAACTTGTATTATCAGCGTTATCTTTGATAACATCGACCATCGCCTTTTGATAGTCCTTGTTCTTAAATAACGTAGCCATAACTTTGATGATCTTCGCATAGAAGAACGGTCTATCGTGTAATAACCGACGAACCCATCGGGTATCAGGTAAGTTATGAGCCTTGATTAAGCCCTTTACAAAAGAATCACCTTTTATCGTTAACTCTAATACGTTACCCATACCAAGTGTCTCGTTGGGGAATTTCCGATTATAGAAGTCATCATAGTCTCGTTTAAGACTATCATTGATAGCTGGAGCATCCGAAGCTTGTAATTTCCATACCAAGTTGTGGAGTAGGTTATCTAGAGCTCCGTACTTGTTAGATACCTGTACGCCTTGTCTAATAGATTTAACTTTATACCCTACTGCCTTTGAAAGCTTCTCGAAAAACACTTCTTTTAACACCTTAGCGAAACATTTTAACTCATCCCTGTAGTTATGTAGTCTGCAGTCAGGAGTGGCTACGAACCAAACTAACGATGAAAGGGAATTGCTAAAGCCTGACGGAGAGACTGTCGCTTCCTCGACGACGTCGCTGCGTGAGCGTTTCTTAAGTATGGTGAAGGTTTTTCTTTGCTTGAAGTCAAACCGTATTACATCAATGACATGAGATTTATAGCCTTTGTAAATCATCCCATTATCGCCGTCGGCGTATACCGTGTCGTACTCAAATTGCACGTCCAATTTATCGCCCCTATCTATGATTGATAGGTCTAGGGAGAGAGGAACGGTGGCGCTATACCCAACTTCTGCAGTAAACCCCTTAGCGTTGATCCGCTCACCGCATTTTGGGCAATAGAACTCATCTGATTCCCGGCAAGGCACTATCCCGAACCCATTAGATTCCATTGGCCATAGATTAGCGAAGGAGTGTTCGCAAGGTACATGGTAATAACTTGCAGGGTTAAAAGGTGATACTTGATTGCGCCGTACCAGGTCGTACAGCCTTTGTACTTGTAGATTGAATAAGACCTTCATAAGGCGCCAGCCTTTCTTATAACAAATCGTCTAAATCATCTTCTTCAGGAGTTTCCTCAACTACTGGAGCTTCTACTTCTTTCTTCTTAGTAGTGCGTTTACGCTTAGGCTTTTCTTCAGGTTTCTCTTCTACTACTGCCGGAGTAGCTTCAACTACAGGCTCTTCAGCCTTAGGAGCTTCTGCTTTTTTGCCATTTAATATCTTAAGCGCGAGGTCGCAAGCAGCAATACATCCTTCGCAGTACGCCATAGCTGTATCTTTACGTTCGCTAGCTGGTGCATCTTTTACGAGTTCATATAAGCCGTCGATTGCTTCGCGTTGTTGTTGAATTTGTTGTTTTGAGAGTTTCATAAGAATTGTCCTCCTAATCCTTCATGTAGTAAGGGTTCTCAAACCCTGCTGCGTTTAATATGAGGCCCTCATTCCAGGGCTCAGGTTCACACATAATATCTATTACTTCTTCTAAACCGCCTACGCCTATAGGCGCTTCGATAACCACTTCGTCGTGGATATGGGCTACAATTTTGTAACCTGCTTTAGAAAGTCGTAACATTGATGCGGCTAAGCAATCTCTCGCTACTGCCTGTACAATGTTTTCGACGAGCTTTCCGCCGTAGGTTTCAACTCTGCCCCATGTATTCTTAACCTGATCCATTCCGTCATACTCAATCGATTCACTACCGAATCTGTTAAGCCCGATTCTAGGCCTTGCATAGGCAAGTCTACGACCGGACGGTAATTCGATGAACAGGAAGCCTTTCGATTTAAAGAATTTAATATTGCCTTGTCTAATTCGTACGGGTTCTCCTGTTCTCACTACTTGCTTTGCTGCGCTGTCTGCATCTTTCCAAAATCTCGTAATTCGTGGGCTAGCTTGTCGCCAAGCTTCGATGATACCAGGTAGCTCCTTCTCAGGAATTTCCCCTTTAGAATCCATCGCTTTCATAGCTCCTACACCGCCACCATAACCGAGTGCTAGTTCTGCTACCTTGCCTTTTTGGCGAAGGTGCCCGTTAACGCCGTGCTTCTCGACCGGTACGTGGAACATACTGGATGCGGATGCACAGTAGATGTCGCCACCTTGGGCGAATACATCCTGGCGCCACTTCTCATGAGCTAGCCAAGCAATAACACGAGCTTCAATAGCACTAAAGTCAGCTACAATAAATCGGTGTCCTTCTTCCGCTACTAAAGCGGTACGGATAAGTTGTTTAATCACATCACCAGGATTTCCGTATAGTAGGTCTAGCATTTCTACATCTCTACTTTTTAGAACTTCCCTGGCCGTGTCTAAATCTTCTAAGTAGTTACGAGGGAGGTTCTGTAGTTGTACTACACGACCTGCCCATCGTCCACTACGCATCGCTCCGTAAAACTGAAGCATGCCATGGATACGACCATCGGAACACACAGCGTTTTTCATGGCCAAGTATTTTTTGATGGAGGAATTACCGAGCACCTGTCTATTTTGCAGTACCTTGCGAACATCAGAGGGGATATCCTGTGCCAAGAGGTTTGATACATCGTCTTTTCGCATTGTGTCTAGATCATATCCTAGTCTTGCCGTCAGCCACTCTTTAAGTTGCATAGTACTGTTCGGATTCTCTAATCCTGTTAATATCTTGGATGACTCGGTAGCTTCTTCCACGATTTCGTCGTTACAAGCAAGCGCTGCATCGACGAGTTCCATATCTACTTTCACGCCTCGCCAGTTGATATCTTGGTCGAGTAACCAGTACTCGTGCTCGATAGCCGGCGGTTTCAGTGAAAGTAAACGTTTACGGATTGCCTTTTCTACTACCACGTCTTGGCGGTTATATTCTATATATTCCGCCCATTTTTCAGGCGCATCCTCTGGCATATTTCGTGTCTTAGGATTCGTCTTAGTTGGTTTTCGTGGTACAGAGAAGAATTGAATTAAGCGTTTACCTCTTGAGTCCTTGGCTTCTCCTAATCGTAAAGCTTTAGACACATTATCGAGGCTTGCAGGTAAACTGCAGTATAACGCTAGAACAGAGGAACATTCCCAGTTCGTGTAGTCCGCATCAGGGAAGTACTTTTTTAGACAAAGCATTTCGAATGCTGCGTTGAATGCGGTCTTTGTAATTTCCTTGTTATACAAAGCGTCCACCACCCTTTCGGGTAGTGGATCCTTTGTCATATCAATTACTTCGACCGGTTCATCATCGAAGCTATAGGCAAAGAGCAGTATTTCAAATGTTGTATCATCAACGTATCGCTGGGCCCCATATTTAATAGGGCAGTCAGAATACGTTTCCACATCAATACTGAGCTCCATATATGCCTCCTTAGATTAAATCG